GCCGCAGCGATGTGAAGCTTTTAACTTTAGATACTGACTGCGGTTGCACGTTAATATGGCGAGGCAACAATGTGCCTAAAAAGTACGATCTTACTTGGGCCAGCTATTTGGAAAACAAAAAGGCTTTTAATATCATTTATCCGCATGAACTTAAAAATTACTTTTGAGACTCACGGCAACGACAAGCAAAAGCTATGCGCTCAAAAGTGGCTAGACGATACTACCACGGACATAGTTTACGGTGGGGCTAAGGGCGGAGCCAAATCCTATACAGGCGCTTCACTGGTCTTTGGCGATGCTTTGATATATCCTGGCACCCATTACTTTATTGCTAGGGACTCGCTAAGCGATCTCAGGAAGTACACGATACCCACCATTTACGAGGTCTTTCAAAATTGGGGATTGCACTCCAAATACCACAGCTTTAACGGACAGGATAATTATTTTAAGCTTTACAACGACTCCAAGGTCTTTTTAATTGATGCGGCCTATCAGCCACGCGATCCGCTTTACCATAGGTTTGGATCAATGCAAATGACTAGGGGCTGGATTGAAGAGGCGGGGCAATTTAAGCTGGCAGCTAAAAACAACCTTGCCGCCTCCATTGGCAGGTGGAAAAATGATGTTTATAATCTTAAGGGCAAGCTATTGCAGACGTGCAATCCGGCTAAAAACTACTTATATACCGATTATTATAAGCCTTTTAAAGAGGGTAAGATGCCTGACTATAAGGCTTTTATTATTGCATACCCGCAGGATAATAAGATGCTGGCACCTGGTTATATCGACAACCTTATGCAGATATTGAGTCCACATGAAAAGCAGCGGCTTATATATGGCAACTGGGAATATGACGACGACCCGACGGCGCTTATCGAGTACGATAAGATTATAGACATATTTACCAATACACATGTGCCGTCAGGCGACGGTAAGATAACGGCCGATATAGCGCGACTTGGTGGGGATAAGATTGTGCTTATTGAGTGGGACGGCTTTAGGGGCAAGGTAAAATGGTATGAGCGGCAAACGCTGGATAAGACAGGCAAGTTAATTGAAGAGGCGAGGTATAGATTAGGCATAGGTGTAAGCGATGTGCTAGTGGACGAGGACGGCATGGGCGGTGGTATTGTTGACTTTTTAAAGGTGCGTGGCTTTGTCAATAACTCGAGCCCAGTGGAAAGTCCAGACGCGCCCTTTGAGGATGGTAAGCGCGTAAAAGAAAACTTTGATAATCTTAAGTCGCAGTGTTACTTTAGATTATCCGACCGAATAAATAGAAATGGATTATTTTTACAATGCGACGAAGAGGTAAAAGCGTGGATTATTGAGGAATTAGAGCAGGTGAGGCAAAAGAGTTTAGACTCAGACTTGAAAAAGGGAGTTTTGCCCAAAGATAAGATAAAAGAGATTTTGGGCAGGTCTCCCGATTTTGCTGACGCCTTAATGATGCGCGAGTACTTTGAGCTTAGACCTAAAAAGGGATTTGTCGCAGCCACATACTAAAACAAATTAAATGGATCTTTTCGGGCGCAAGCGGTTTGACAAATATCTTGAGACAGTAAAGCAGATGCAAGACGCAAGGCTATCGGCCTTTATGTCCAAGTTTAACACGACACTTTTTCCCCATTACAAGTCACTGCGCGAGCAGATGGTATTTCAGACAATGGACGACGTTTACTCTATCGTTTCACGTCTTGCGCTGACGGCCGGAATGATCCCATATTACGCCGAAACGGCTGACGGCGAACAGTTGCCGCCAACCGATAAGACAAATTATGTGGTTAACCAGTTGACCTTTGAGATGAAGGAAAAAATACACATGAATTTGCTTATAAGTGGCGAGGTCTTTTTATACAAGGAAAGACTTGACGCGGGGGTAAATGCAGGGCTTTATAAGCTAATTTGTCTTAACCCTGTTAACGTGGTTGTAAACGTCGAAGAGACGTTCCCTTTTAATATCATTAACTATACCTATCAAGATATAAACGGCGGCGTTGCGTTCCCTATTGCTTTTGAGGACATGGTTTATGTAAAGCTTGAGAACCCAGGCGCTAGCCTTAGCGATATTAGGGGACTCAGCCCTATTAAAGTACTTGCTAATAGGCTTACCCGGGTGCAGGCAAATCTTGACGTATCAGTCAGCCAACTGCAAAATGGCGGTCTGCCGGGCGTACTATTTGACAAGTCGCCAATGTTTACGCCTGACCTCGCCAACCAGCATAAGGAAAACTTTGGTCGTTTCTTAAATAACTCGTCAAATAAGTCGGCGCCTTATATTATGGGTGGCGATGTCGGATATGTACCCATAGGGTCGACCCTTGCTGACCTTGATTTAGCCAGTCTTGCCGACATCGACTTTGACAAGATATGTAACGCTTACGGGGTAAGCTCGACATGGTTTAATAACAAATCAGCCGCCACCGAGTCAAACGTAAAGGAAATGATTAAGCTTGTTTATACTAACGCAGTCCTGCCAAACGTCATGCGCATACAGGACGCCATAAACAACCAGGTAATGCCTGAGCTTAATCCTAATGCACGGATATGCTATGATATAAGCGATATACCTGAGCTGCAAGATGACTTTAACGCTAAGGCCAATACTTTTGCGGCCATGCCGGTAATTATACCCAATGAGGTAAGAGAGGGGATGGGTTATGAGCGCATCGACGACCCTCTTTTTGACCAACCTTTGATAAAGCAAGGTTACCAACTTTTGTCAGATTTAGTCGTACCGCCTGACGTTCCAATGACAGGCGATTATAATCCGCCCGCATGAGTTTAGAAATGACAGTTGATTACGTTCTCCGTAGCATGGAGAGGGCCATTATGAAAGAGGTCCCTCCGGCCTCGTGCCCGGTAAAAGAGTCAAAAAACAAATGGATGCGGGATAAAATAAAGGAGATTATTAGCAAAAAAATATTGTCACTCAAACCTGGACCCGAACAAACCAAATGAAGTATTGGCTTGAATTTAACCGACTTACTAAAAAATATGAGCGTCAGTATACGCCTAAGTTTAATAAGGCGTTAAAAGCTCAAATAAAATCTTATATAGATACAGGATATATCGATGCTATTAACTCAGATGAGATATATCAGTTGCTTACTGAATTATATAATAAAGTAGGCGTTAGCTGGGCTTTTCAGTCTGGCAGATATGTCAGAGCTAAAAAGGCTCGTAAGCCTCTTGGCTTTTCAGAAAGGATAATTGATTTATTGCAGTCTCAATATGGCATTGATTTGCTTAATATGAGTAAAAATATTGAGCAAACAACCAAAGACCAAATTAGAGCAGTATTAAAAGAAGCAGAGGCAAATGGATGGAGCTTTGAGGAAATAGTAAAAAGATTAGAGTCTCCAAATCTTACTGCTTCAAGGGCTATGCTTATATCAAGGACTGAGGTTATAGGTGCTGCCAATGCCGGGGCTATGGCTAATGCTATGGATTTGGGAGCTACCACTAAGGTATGGATAGCGGCTATCGACTCGCGCACGCGTGCGGACCATGTTAAACTTGATGGTCAGCGAGTGGGGTTTAATGAATATTTTAGGGTAGTAGATAAAGACGGCATTACACGTCAATTGATGCAGCCTGGAGATAAAACAGGCGGAGCAGCTCAAGTATGCAATTGTCGTTGTGCGGTAGGCTTTGAATAAAAAAATAAATGGTTTAAATCAGTTTAATTAAATTTGCATCGATGTTTAAAGCGTTTAAATCACAAGTAAAAGACATTGACGAAAAAGGCATTGTCGTCGTGGCGGCAAATGCTTTTAATAACGTCGACAGTCAAGGCGATATATCAATGCCCGGCTCGTTTTCTAAGACCATAAAGGAAAACTTTGACCGAGTAAAATGGTTTCTTAACCATGACACCACCCAACTGTTAGGCGTTCCCATATCAGCTACCGAGACGCCCACGCACCTGCAAGTGACAGGGCAGATAAACCTTAAAAAGGATATTGGCCGCAATACCTACGAGGACTATAAGCTTTATGCCGAATATGGCAAAACCCTTGAGCACTCAATAGGCGTAGATGCAATCAAGTACGACATAAAGGAAAATATCCGCAAGGTAAGTGAGTGGAAGCTATGGGAGTTTAGCACACTTACCAACTGGGGAGCCAACCCCAATACGCCCATGCTGGCAATAAAGAGCGATATATCCGAGAACATTAAATGGCTCGAGCTTAGCATGAAAAAGGCAAATTACACCGACGAGAAATTTCGTGAAATACAAAAGGCCCTAAACCTATTAAAATCACTCACTGAGCCGGCAAGTACCACTCAGCCCGAGCCGATAGATTGGAGGGGACTTACAAACCAATTTATTAAATCTTTAAATTCCTAAAACACATGGAAGTAACAAAAGAAGGCGTTTTGGGCGAGCTCAACAATATCAAAGCCGCACTGGAAGCCAAATTTAACGAGAAAGCCGAAGCTCAAGGCAAGAACCTCGACGAGAAAATCGCCGAAGTAAATAAGAGCATCGAAGCCATCCAAAACAGTAAGCCCGAAGTAACGGCCGAAGATTTGAAGGCTGTAAAAGAAAATCTTGACGTGACTATCAAAGCCCTTGATGTCGTACAGAGCCGCATGAAGTCTGACACCTACAAAGGTGGCTACAAGTCGACTCCAACAACTTTGGCTGAGGTTATCGTTAAGACAATGGACGAAAACAAAGCTGAGATCGTAACTGACAGCAAAAACAAAAACTCTAAGTTTACTATCAAGGCCGTTGGCGACTTTTCCATCGCTAACTCACTGACTGGCAACATCCCCTACACTTACCGTGATGGCTTGGTGCCTGCGCCTTTTGAGATGGTTCACGCGCGTAATATCTTTGCCGTAACTCCATCCGCTACTGACTCTTACCATTTCTATCGTCACTCTCAGGGCGAGGGTACTATCGACTTTCAAAAGTACGAGTACGTATCTAAGGCTCAGATTGACGAGGACCTGACCGAGGTAACAGTAAACCTGGACTACCTTGCTGGTTTCATGAAGATCAGCCGCAAGATGCTGCGCAATTTCCCCGCGTTGCAGTCTTACATCGGCCGTTGGCTGCCCGAGCGCTACTACAATAGAGAAGATACCAAAGCGTATCAGACTCTTATTGCAGCCGCTACCGGTGCTACCGACACAAGCGGTACCGATATACTGTCTCGTATTATCCGCACCATCGGCGCTCAGCGTCAGGCTAAATACAATGTAAACGCCATCATCGTTGACGGTAATGTATGGGCTAAAATCCTTACGTATAAAGCTTCAACGTCAGGCGAGTTTACTATGCCTATGGGCGTTGTCACTATCGCTCCAAGCGGCCAATTGGTTGTTTGCGGCGTCCCTGTTTACGTTGCATCATGGGTTGGTGGAGACGAGGCTATCGTCTGCGACAGCCGTTATTTCGAGATCATCCAGAGCGAGGGCCTCAGCCTTCAATTCTTTGATCAAGATGACAACAACGTACAGGTTAACAAGGTGACTGTCCGTATCGAGGCAGCCGTTGGTTTTGCAGTGCTTGACCCGGCAGCTTTCAGCGTACTCTCTTTGGAGTCTGTTTCATAGTTTGACATTTGCTAATTTCAGGCCCTGCTCTCTTTAGGGCAGGGCTTTTTAAATTTTATGTATGGACTTTTATAAAAACATTGACAAGCTGAGCGATTATGTGGGCGTCACCTATAACCAGGTAACGGACGTCCAGCGGGCAGCAGTGGTTACCGAGCCGGTTACGCTAAGCGAGGCCAAAGATTTTGCTAAGGTATCGGGCAGCACTGACGACGCTATTATTACTGCTTTGATTACGGCAGCTCGCGAGATATGCGAGAAATTTACAGGCGTAAGCATGGTCCAAAGGACTATAACAGCTTGGTTTAATAACTACAACGGAGGTACCTATCTGCCCTATGGCCCCGTAACGGCTATTACAGGCGTATACGACGCCGATGGCAACTCAATAGACTATGAGGCGCAGGGCGGTGATTTTAGGCAAATCCTAAGCCCTAGAACGACGTTAAAAGCCATATATACAGGCGGTGCCGCCACTTGCCCTGAGATATTTAAAACGGCCATTAAAGCTCAGGTGGTTTTTATGTTTGAGAACAGGGGGGATAGCCCTGAAGCTATGAGCCCTATCTCAATTATGTTATTAAAGCCATACCAACAAAATGTATAGCCAATTATATAAAATCGGCGATTTAATATACCGCCCAATTGTGGAAAACTGGACATATAGCCAGGATGCGGGAGGTGGCGTTATTAAGACCCTACAAAATGCCCATTATGTTTGGGCTAAGCTGGAACCTCTGACAGGCACCTTTAGCACAGCCTTTGGCAAAATGAATTGGGTGTATGGGATGCGGATGATATGCCGTCAGGATGCGCTTTTAAGCTCTGCCAGCACCGTCGTTTGGGATAATGCCCGCTGGGCGGTAAAAAGCGTTATCAGCATTGACGGCCGTTTTAATGAGGTGCAGCTTGAAAAGGCGGAGACGCAGCTTGTAAGCCCATCAGTGCTGCCAGCCATCGCTAACCCATACTTTTTTACCTATGAGGCGACAGGCGGCGAAAGCTCATTTGTTGAGGCATCGATAATTGGCAAGACCGTTTTTGGCGTATATAAAGACGGCACGGCTAAGGCTATAATTGTCACTGGCAGCCCCGATACTGACGAGGTGCTTTTTGACTCAACTACCGGTACATTTACTTTTGGGATGGCTTTTTATGCAAATGAAAAGGCTATAATACAATTTGTTTAATGCCTACATTAAAAATAGAAGGTTTAAATTCTACGCTGGAAGCTGTGTCTGAAAAAAAATTATTTGATGCGGCTCAAAAAGCTTTGTCAGCTTATGCTTTAAAAGTAGACATGGATGCCAAAAGGCGCGTGCCTGTCGACATGGGGCGTCTTAGGTCAAGCATAATACCCGAAACTGGCAACTTGCAAAATCTAGAAATAAGTTTTACGGCAGGAGTAGATTATGCTGCTTATATTGAATTTGGGACAGGACCAGCGGCAGCTAAATACGTACCAAGTCTTGAGCCCGAATGGCAAGCAATAGCCTCTGCATATTATGTAAATGGAAAAGGCCGGATGCCGGCACGACCTTTTTTACATCCAGCCGTAATGGAAAACTTACCTTTATTTAATCAAAAATTTGACGAGTATTATGGTAGACCTTAACTACTCACTGCGCATAGCCTATTATTCAGCACTAAATACGTTAGGCGTGCCTGTTTATTATCAGTCTTTACCGCCTACGGTAAATCCTGAGAATTACATTTTATTTAGGTCAATATCAAATACCGACAGCTCCACCAAGGACTCAGCCGATACCAGCACTACTATTACGATTGAGATACACACAAAAACTGATCAGACAAATAGGGGGTTAAATGCCGATACAATGGCCCGCGATGTATATAATCGCATATATCCAAATAAGCACGATAACCTCAGTATTTCAGGTGGACAAATATTGTCCACGACTATCGTTTCCGATGATGTCCAAAACTTTCAAATAAACGCTAACGAAGCTTATATATCGAGATATATAACCTTTAAACATATTATTTATCAATCATCAGATATTTCTTAATTTTAACCCAAAATAAATAATACAATGGCTCAACACAAGGTATCAGGTAACGATGTGCTGCTTTTCATAGGCACGGATGGAAACACTTATAACACAGTCGTTTGCCTCACTTCAAACGCTATCACACGTGCAAGGGCAATTATCGAAGCCAATACTAAATGTGGTCCTGATAGTCTGCCTGGAACCCCCTCCAATACACTGTCATTTGAGGGACAAAATATGTACGACCCCAACGCCGGCACGGTTAGTGTTGACGATTTGGATGATTACTGGCGTAATAACGTCACGATTTATTGGAGAATGGGTAAGGCTAACCCAGCGGTTGGCGACATTACCTATTCAGGATCGGGCTTTATCAGCCAGCTTGACGAGACTTATGCCCAGGATGCGGCGTCGACTTTCAGTGGTGCTATCGGAATTTACGGCACTATTGCAAAATCGACTGCTACGTCCTAACTTTGAGGCATGAGCTACATACAACTAACAATCGGAGGCAAGCCCCGCGGGCTTAAGTTTAATCAAATGGCAGTGCTGACTATGAGTCAGTATATTGACTACGACAACTTAGCTGCTACGTTTGGGTATGCCTTAATATACAGCGGTTTAAAAGCCAACTGTTATGTAAAGCGAGAGGAACCCGATTTCGATTTTGAAAAGGTCTGCGAATGGGTTGAAGAAATGAGCTATGACGATCTTATGAAAGTCAAGGATGTATTTGAGTCGACCCAAACTTTTAAGACGTTAAATGAAACAACGCAAACGTCCGAAAAAGAGACAAAAAAAAAGCAGAGGAAAATTATATCGAAGCCCACAAAGTAGCCCTTGGGCACTTGGGATGGTCGGAGAGGGAGTTTTATGAAAGTAGCCCTGAGAGTGTTTACTACGCTTTTCAGGGCTATTTTAATAAAAGAAAAGAGGACGAAAAAGTAATGCGTAACTTGGGATGGATTACCTATAAAGCAAATGGAGGTAA